GAAGCGGACGGCGCTGACGCGCGCCGAAAGATTAGCCGCTGCGCGGCTTGGTTTTTTTAGAACAATACTCCTACCGAATGCCCTTCGGGGAGGGGTAGGCGAGACAAGTCAATTAACTAGCGTAGAGACAGGTTATTTCCGTTAATTGTTTTTAGTTAGGTTATTCCATTTCGTAATTCCATACTGTAATGTCATATCTGTCCTGTGACAACTTGGACATGTCTGGGTACTCGTTCGTCATAACTACGACCCAGGGGGTTTTGAATGTCTTCATTCTAGATTCATACTTAGTGGAAAAGACTCGTCCGTCTTTGAGCTGTTCCAAGAATGTGTACGGCATAAATTCCTGGGAAGATCGGGGAAAGTCAAAGATGAAAACGAGGCACTGCTCGTTGAGAGCGAAAGACAAGTCTTCTCTTCGTCCGATGGATAAGAGTTGGACTCTGAGAGGGTTGGTGAGAGCATACTGGGTTGCAAACCAAGACTTTCCGCTATTTCCGACGGGGTCAACAACGAACAATATCTTACGGTCGTCGGGCTCCCCGTCCAAGCGATCGGCGAGTCGCTGCTGGCGGGGTCTGTAGTCCAAGCCCAAGGCTGGGGGGGTGGGGTAGATGAGGTCGATGAAGGACTGGATTCTTCCGGAAGTGAGATAGATAGAGGGGAACTCTCTTGCAACGTCGGCGAGGGAGGGCCTGGATTCGCTAGCGAGAATAAAGTCGCGGAAGTCGTCGTATCTGTTAGTCTTGCCGCGTTCGTTGGGTAGCGATCCGAACTCCTCAAAGTCATGGTCCTTCTTGCAATAGGCTGCGGCTTGGGCAGACGTTCCTTTCGCAACATCGAGATGAGGATTGCCAGTAGGAAAAAGAGACTTGACTTTCGTTAGAGAATGGTTACAATCGAAGATTACGAAACCTTGGAGATGCGGCGTGCCAGTGGTAGGAGCGACTTCGCGCCCGAATACAAGATACTTGACAGTCTCACCCAACAAACGCAACGATTCAAGCTGAACGTCGTTATAGTTATTCAAGGTGAAAACCCAACGACATCCCTGCTTTCGGTTTGTTGTGCGACGAATGGCCCTCATGAGAGATTATGAGAAGATGGGATGGGATGATGATCTCTGGTAATACTGGTCGATCATCAAAAGAATCCCACTTTAGAGTTCGGTTCGCATATTTTAGTCTTGGCATCCGAAATACATAATGGTTTTTACTCGTGGACGTATGCGCACGCGCTCCCGAAGTCGGAGTCGCTCTGCGAAGCGAACGCGCATTGTTAGTCGGAGTAGAACACCTGTTAAGTACCGCGGACGGAGTCGCAGTCGTGTGACTTGGGGTACAAGAAAGAAATTCAAATCACTTAGAGCGCGTAAGCGCGAAGCAGGACTAACCACGATCGCGGGGCCTAGATGTAAGACGTTTGTACCAATGGATGATACACGAGCGTCTGCAGCTGTCAGGACATTCCGTCATAAGAACTTATGTCAGATTCCGCACAACGGGGCTAACGCCCAGAATGCGAGAAACGGACAAGAAGCCCATATCGTAGGCTTTCGGCATAGGCAAACATGGGAGAATATAAGTGGAGAAATTATGAAACTGCATCAGTATTGGGTCATTCCAAAAATACATAAGCATGCTTATGCAACGTCAGATTTGACGGATGACTTCTACACACGTCACGGACTGCCGGACGATAACGATGGAGACTGGGGTTATCAACTAGATTCATACTTATACGATGAACCAGTGAACCCATTACGTTATACAGTCATTAAGAAAAAGAAGACATTATTGGCTCCTTCTTATCGTTTAACGGAAGCAGGATTTACGAAGAACACGAACCCGTTAGGAAGCAAACCTTCTATTATCGAACAAGACTTTTGGATTCCTCTTAACAGAAAGTTTACATATGGAAGTCTTTCGGATGCCGGTGAAGTAACGACTTACGTCGAACAACCATCTGTGATATACATAGAGTTCCTATGTCCTATCATGCAACCTGGTACAGGACAGCAACAGTTAAATAACTTGGTATATCGCGATGAACACGTGATTACGTTCTTCCGTGATGGTACCTCAGGGATGTAAAAAAATCGGACGGCGCTGACGCGCCGTAACCGTTTGTTAGCGAGGGAAGCGGACGGCGCTGACGCGCGCCGAAAGATTAGCCGCTGCGCGGCTTGGTTTTTTTAGAACAATACTCCTACCGAATGCCCTTCGGGGAGGGGTAGGCGAGACAAGTCAATTA